AGCAGTAGCAATGGTATGTCGAGTAATCGCAGCATGCACAGAGCGTGGTGCGATTAAAGCAGAAGAAATGTCAACCGTTGGTCAAGTATTTGATTATATGCGCGCATTCCTTCCTGCACCTGAAGCCGCTCCTGAAGCCGAAGAAGCAACTGGAGAAGTTTCTGCTGAAGAAACCGAAGAAGCTACCTCAGACATTCTTGAGCCGGCAAAAGCCTAAACTAAAAATTGACTTAAATTTATATTATGACTGAAACACTTTGGTGCGAAAAGTATCGCCCAACCACGATTGACGATTGTATCCTTCCTAACGAATTAAAGAAAACATTTAATTCTATTGTAAAATCAGGAGAGGTTCACAACATGTTATTGACCGGCACAGCTGGTCTTGGAAAAACAACTGTAGCAAAAGCATTATGCAATCAACTTAATCTTGACTATATGCTGATTAACGGTTCGGAAGAATCTGGTATTGACGTATTGAGAAATAAGATTAAACAGTTTGCTAGTAGTGTTAGTCTTGGCGGCGGTTTAAAGGTAATCATTCTAGATGAAGCAGATTACCTTAACGCTCAAAGTACACAGCCTGCTTTGCGCGGTTTCATTGAGGAGTTCTCTAATAACTGTAGGTTTATCTTAACTTGCAATTTTAAGAATCGAATCATTGAGCCGTTGCATAGCAGGTGTTCAGTCATTGAGTTTAATACAAACAAAAAGGATCTTGCCGCACTTGCTGGTAAGTTCCTATCGCGTTTAAAAACTATATTAGATAAGGAAGGCGTTAAGTATGAAGATAAAATACTAGCCGAACTTATTATTAGATATGCTCCAGATTGGAGAAGGATTATTGGTGAGTGCCAACGATATGGAGCGAGCGGTGAGATTCCCCCAACTGTTTTGCTTGGAGTATCTGATTCTAATATTTCTGAGGTTATTACTTTCTTAAAGTCAAAAGACTTTAAAGGAATGCGAGGATGGGTATGCAATAATACATCTCTTGATAGTACTGTTGTATTTAGAAAGATATACGATTCATTATATGATTATGCGGATCCTTCATCTATTCCTTCTGCGGTTTTAATCATTGCCGATTATAGTTACAAAGCAGCGTTCTGTGGTGATAAAGAAATCAACATGGTTGCCTGTTTAGTAGAGTTAATGGCAAACATTAAATGGAAGTAATGAGCAAAGTTAAAAAACTTTCCTTCTTTGATATTTTAAATAATATTAATGCAGGTTCTAAAGCTCCGGATATTCTTAAAGGTGTAACTGCTGATTCTAGTGAATCTTTACCAGACCCTGATAGTCCTGAGAAAGCTTATACTCCATTTATGATTAACCGAGGGTTATCTCAGTTTAATGATACTATTCTATTTGCTAATGAGATGAATATGAATTATCATCTCCCTGCTAGAATGCAATACGATTTTTATAAGAACGTATTACGTCCTCGTAAAAGATTTAGTAAATGGTTTAAAGCAATTCCTGACAGCGATGATATTAAAATTATCATGGATCATTATGGATATAGTTCTGAAAAAGCGCGAGATGTGTTGGATTTATTTAATAAAGAAGAGTTAAAAGCTCTACACCGTCATCATGATAAGGGCGGAAAAGCATAATAAATAACTATAATGAATACTGATAATGAAAAAATAATGAGCTGGTCTCCTGATCATATGCTTGAGATCTATTTGGCTGAGCCAGACGATTTTCTTAAAGTAAAAGAAACTCTTACTCGAATTGGAGTCTCTTCTCAAAAAGACCAAAACACTTTATTTCAAAGCTGTCATATTCTTCATAAGCAAGGGCGATACTTTATTCTACACTTTAAAGAATTGTTTCTACTTGATGGTAAACCGTCAACGTTTACTATTGAAGATTTTAAAAGAAGGAACACTATTACAACTCTCTTATCTGATTGGGGTTTGCTTGAATTAGCAAACTATACAAAGGCTAGTGAAAAGACTAACTTAAAAAAAATTAAAATTGTACCATTTAAAGAAAAGAAGAATTGGACTCTTAACTCAAAATATAATATTGGCAACGTAAAGAAGTAATATTATAAATAATAGCATGAGCACTGAAAAATATTTACTGCCTAATGAGAAGAAGCGTTTAGATGAATCTAAAACCGAATCTATTAAAGAATCAATTACAATTCCAAAGAAAAAAGAAGAGGTTCTGAAACTAATTAATGATGCTCCTAAAACAAAAGCAACCTCTAAAGATACCAATAATCTATGGAACAAAATAGCCACTTCTTTAGTAGGTCCACTTGAAGATTTAATGTATAAAAAACCATATGATAAAGCATATAGCGCTGGATATAATGGTGATAAAGAACCAAAGAATCCATTTAAAAAAGATACATTAGCGTACTGGTTCTTTACTAATTTATATACTCAAGGTAGCAATGATAATTAATCTTTAATAAATATAAATAATAGTATGAGTACTGAGAAATATTTACTTCCTAATCAAAGGCAGGCTTTAACAGAAGTATCAAAGAAAGCTCCGGCCGAGTACCTTGATTTTCAAACTGATTACAAAGGTTCGAAACTTGTAATTGCTATTAATAATGGAGAGAACTCAGTCAGTCCTGCAGAAAAGGCTTCTGATAATTGGCCAAGTGGAGCACCTGTTACGAAGACATTTAAGAAAGCTACAGCACCTATTCCTAAAGGAGAATTCTGGGTGCTAGTAACTGATAAGCATCATTATTGGATGGTAAAAGGTACTTGGTATGCTACACAAAATAGCAAGATTACCACACCACCATTTGATTATTAGAAATGAAAAGTTTTAAACAATATTTAGAGGGATTGCGTATTGCTTATACTCCAGCTCAACAAAAAGCGATGGATAAAAGGACAAATGCGATGAATTCAGATCTTAAGAAAAAGTTTAAAGCTGGAAAGATTTCAATTAGATGGGCTCAAAGCCGAGGCGGTCACGCTATCTTTGTTAAAGGTAGAATGGAAGGTCCTCTGTTTGATTCTGAAGATGACGCTGAAGAATATTTAAAAAAACTCGGTATTCGAGTATAAATAGATTTCGATACAATAAGTTTTTGTATCGTAGAGATGCCGAAAGGATCTCGAATTACTAAAATATAACTCGCTTTTATAAGGAGTTCAAAATAAAACAAAATGACATTAACAAATACATTAAATTCGTTACCGCGTTCTTTCGCGGTTGGGTTCGATTCAATCTTTGACAGATTAGAATCAAGAGAGAAAGCATCTTATCCTCCTCACAATATTGTGAAGCATGGTGAAGATGAGTTTGAAATCGCACTAGCAGTCGCAGGCTTCAGTGATAAAGATCTTTCCGTCAAACAAGACGGAGATCAACTTATCGTTGAAGCAGATTGTGTCGATCTAAATGGAGATAAAGAATATCTTCACAAAGGAATTGCTACTCGAAGTTTCATCAAGAAGTTTACATTAGCCGATCACATTCGTGTCGAGCAAGTAGCGCTTGTTGATGGTATACTTTCAGTTATGCTAAATAGAGAAGTTCCTGAAGAAATGAAACCAAAGGAGTTTACTATTCTTCCAGAACTAACGTCTGAAGATTAAACTTTGTGTTTAAACATAATAAAAGGGTCCTTCAGAAATGAGGGGCCCTTTTTTATCATCTTTAATATTTACATTTAAGGTAACTAATACGCTTAAACGAGATCAAAATGATCCGGTATCATTAGTACCAGCCATGCCTGCTTTGTCTTGACTGGTTGTATACAATGAACATCACCGGTATTAAATTCGATCGCCGTATATTGTGGAACCTTTACTGTACCGTCCTTAAACTCAATTGAGTTACCGCTCGTTAGTGCGATTGAGAGGAATTTACCAACAGCATTTTCTTGCCAATAATCTACATCATTCCATGTTAGAAAGTCGCCAGGTTGTAATTGCATAAGTGATGAAACGAGGACTTTATCCTCTAACCCTATCGCTTCTGCTAAATCTTCAATATCATTAAATAACGCGTTATTTTTAGCGACTGTTCTAGAACATATATGTTCATAATTAGACGGCGCCTCTAATTTATCGTGTACATGAGATTCGCGTATATCGGTAGAGTCAATTCGTTTAAAGCCTAAACTATTTGCGCTACTTAGAATGCTATCGACTTTGCTTGTAATATCTGTAAATGTATGTTGTTGTCTCTTCATGATCTTAAAATATGATTACTAAACTGTATCTTTTAGAAGTAACTGGCGGTACCCAGTGAATTGGTTTCATTCCCTCGAAATGGTACCCGTACCCCGTTTTGTCCCTGAATACCTTAATTCTTTTTTCTTTTTCTGCTTCGTTAATATTTATATTATTATAGTAAACTTCCTCATCTCCAAAAACTAAGCAATTATCAGGATCTGTCTGTAGTGGAATACATATTGTGTGAAACGCCATTGAATTATCGACGTGTGGTGGTATAAATGCACCTATATCATACTTATTGAGCTGTACTTCAGTTGGTGTAAATTCTTCAAACAATAAGTCTCGAAAGTACTTCTTCCATAGCGGTACTAAACTTTTGTGACTTATCTCAGCTGCATAATATTTTCCTACATCACCATTAATTCCGGAATTTATGTATTTTTTACTTCTATCACGAAATACATTCGGTCTTTTTTCTGCGTACTCGATTATCTCGTTGCATACCTCTTTAGATAGAAAGTTTGGATATACATGTAGTAGGTCCGAAATTTCACTCAAGTGATTCATACGCCTTGGCTATTAATAATTTTCTCGTATACTCCACCGTCATATAACCGGTCTATTTCGGCTTGCGCCTCTTCTTTAGATATGTAACTCCAGTTAGGATCGCTTTGATATGCTAGTTTATACCGCTCGTTTAGTTTGCGTCGAGTAGCTATAAAGTTTTTCACTTCATTAAATCTATCTATTGCATCACTTGACATACCTTGGGTTTCTATAATTTCGCTTAATACATCAATAACAGTATTTAGCTCATGGTGAGTTTGATATACATCTGCGATAGATTGCGCACATCGCTGGTCAAGCTCACTTTCAGTTATTGCAGCTATACCAGATCCCTTAGTAATAACTTGCCCGTTATCAAGGTCACCGCCATCCCACTCATGAGTATTATCATTAAACTCTACGATTTTGGTAGTAAAAAAGTTCTCATCAATTTGATCTACCGCATTAACTGATACTACAGCAAAATATGCCTTTGAGGTCTTATTAAATACTATTACGTGTTTATTCATCTGTTATTTATTGTTTATTATAATTATTTATACTACTGCTCCAGACGCTAGTATAGACCAACTGGTATTACTATTAACACTATACAATGTTGTTGCATATTGAAATGAACGTACTGTACCATTCGCATTAGTTGACGACCTGTATCCCCAAACCACCATAACCCTATCACCTGCCACTAGATTCGGCAATATTGTCATTGCGTATGTTTTAACAGCCTCGGTAGGGTAAACATTAGCAGAGCTATTAGTATCTGCAGTAAGATAATAATCTTGACTCTTTTGAACCGCGTTAACGTGGTATAGAGTTTCTCTGGCAGTACCTAACGACGTACCGTCATCAAATGTAATACTCGACACAGATATATTATCATTTAATTCTAATCTACCAGAACCGTCAAATGTAAAGTTATCAGTCACCTTCACACCAACCTCCGTGCTAGATAAATTTATACTCGCAGTCTGCACGCCGATCGCATCAATAGCTGATAAACCAGGGCCAACGCTCATGTCATACTGCTGAATATCATCCGGCCTAGCTTTAATGATGTAACTCATAGCAACATATGGCTGAGTATTATTATGAGCTTGGTTGCCACCTTCATTCTGCATAAATGCTCTTGTCGCAACTCTAGCTGAGATATGTCCAGGTCCGAGAGCATCGTAGCCACCAGGTCTCTCTGCCGCATCTGGTCTGTAAAGAATATTATGGTTATGGCTCGGCATTTCATCTACACAAAGCTGATGTTTATACTTACCACCATATGTAGCAAAAGCTGCGTTACATATGTCTGTACCGTCACTACCTTGACCAGCTCCTAATACAGCTCTAGCTCTCAGATCCGGTAGCGCATAATAAGCACCGGTGGGTGAAGGATCACCAGCAGCATTTGTTCGGTCTCCCCATGTAGTGCCGAGTACATCTCGAAGCTCTGGGTAGTCTGACCCTAGAAACCTACGCGATGCGAATAAGTTGATCCACTTATCATCTGGTATACTAGTTTGAGTACCACCAGCGTATGGTATAATTGTACCAACCGGTGAGATGTTACTGAAAACTAATGCAGTACCGTCTCCAGGTACTGCTTCTTCCCATGTCAAGTTGCCGGAGCCATCTGTCCGAAGAAAGTTCCGCGGGCTCTCCGTTTGTGGGAAAGTATATGGTATCTCATTAAGATTGACTTGACCAGATGGTACGGTCAACCTATTTGATGCCTCTATATTAGGCGAGAGGATACTACACGTAGCAGTATACCTACACGCAACGAAACTTTCATCATTATTTATCACCCTGTTATTAACAGAGTTATCCGCGAGTAGATTATTACATATTGTATTATCGAGTATCTGCCCGTCTGTGATTGCTTTATCAGCAATCTTAATAGCAGTTGTTGACTTATCAGCTAACTTATTAGTAGTTACAGCTTCAGCAGATATATTATTAGTCTTAACTATATTTTCTGTTAAGAAGTTACCTACCTGGATCTTCTTTGAGATACCGGTGTCATTAGTTGATTCCTTACTATTAATAATAATCTCGTTAAGATCACTATTAATACTAATCTCATTAAGTTCCGATATACGAATATCACTTGCCATATTATTATTTATTACAATACTGTAATATTATCACCGTCAGGACTAGTTATTACCCTATTTACAGCACTTAACCCAAAGCCTGATGTTGGGTATGTGTATAGGAAGTCAGTATCACTGGAGATAAATATATCAACCGGGTCAGTAGTACCTGGGATGAGTCCAGCTGAAACAACCGTACCGTATGTATATACAGTCGCATCAGGTGGTAATAAATTAGTATGATTAAAAGTTATTTTAATAGGGTCATAGCCTGTAAGTATATTTGTAAATTCGTTATCTGCACCTATTATACCTAGATTATCAATACCAGCTGTGATTGCGTCAAAAAACGTTGTATATGTCGAGAGAATACCAGTTTCTAAAGTAGTCGCTGGTATAGAAGGTAAATCTATATCTGCATAGTTAATTAAACTGGTAGATGAAAAACCTGCCGTAGGTGTGATGTCACCAGATATTGAGAAAGCAAAAGAATACTGTCTACCGGTACGACCTTGTAGCTGAAAACCGCTGCCACTCAGAGCAATATCACCGAATGCTGATAGTGCACTTGATGGAGACAGCTCTGTTCTTGCTAAGAAAAAGTCCCCGGGGTATTGTACTCTGTCTTCAGGGTCAGTATTAAGATAAACACCGGACAACACACGAGACGGTGGTTGTTCATCAAAGTACGTTAACGGGTAAATAATATTTTCATCCGTCTCTACGTTAAAGTACGGTACAGCACTCCCACCTATAGTAAACAACTGACTATTTAGTATTTCTATGTTCCTGTCTACAATATTCTCCGGAGTAGTTCTAAACTCGATAATATGAGTCGCAGATAGGGGTCCTGTATTCTGATCTACTTGCTCATATTTGATAGCAATATTAGCTGATAGGGTAGTATAAGTTGATACGTCTGTAAAGTATGTATGTGATATACTTGTAAACGGTAGAGTATCTGTTACCATATCTCTAAATTTAGCTGAATATTTAGTAGCGCCGTTAGATATTGGATCACCGAAATCAATTTCGACGCTATTAAACCCGGGCCGACTTGAGTGGAAGTCTCTCACATCAGCCTGAATACCGGATAACAGAAATGTGACTACCGTGTTACCTTGTATTGCTTCCCTTGTTATAAAACTAACGTTACTATCTTGCGGTTGATAGTTAGATAGGTTTATAGTTAGTGTATGTTTAGAATCTAAATGTGCCATAGGTCGTGTCTTGTGTAGGCTCGGATGTTATACCCCGGACGCTAAAGTTATTTATAAGCGTACCCGGAGAATAAAAGTTTATAGTTTTAGTAAAGTTATCTGGGGTGATCACATAGTTGTCAGTAATAGTAAATATATCGCCGTTGAGATCAAACACTAGTACATGTATAAAGCAGGCGTGATTTAAATCCCTCAAGTTAGTAATCGTGATAAACTTGCCTTGCTTCTCATTATACGCCAGTGCAATGTTTGTTATCTCAACAATATTAGTATCTAGATTGAAAGTAAAATTATTGGCGAAATAACTCTGATTTTGCGAAGAGCTAGTTATAAGATTTACCTCTCTCTTACTATCCTTATCATACTTGAACATCTCAAACTGAAAGAACTTAATATTCGTCGGAGATGTTGTAGATGGGTCACTAGTGAGTCTGACGTAAAAGATATCACTACCTGACCTAACAGGGTTACTGAAATTACTAATAGGTGTTGTGGTTTGATCAATTATCACCTCCTTATTATATTCCTTAACCGTTGAAGTGAATTCAGCTGGCACGAAGTTACCATCCGTATAATCAATACTATCAATAACGAGATAATTTGCTGTTTTAAAGAAGAATATAGTTTCAAAAATATCTAAATCTTGATACTCACCGCTTTGCAATTGTTTGATTAAGGTAGGGTTATAAGCAAATCGACTAAAAACAGCGCTGAATTCATCCGATATAGGCTTCACTGTACTGTTAACGACGTTACTAACTTCAATAAGCTTGCCTTTATGTCTGATACTAGCTAATGTCTCTTTATTATTGTCAGTAGATACAGTTTCAAATGCAGTTGAATATCTTTCTTGTACCGGGGTGACTGTTTCAAAATTATCTAAATTTCTATTACTGTAATTCGTTACATTAGTAATATAAAACAGGTTACCATAAATATCACCTACCTCTTTAACGATCTGACTCGGTAAATTAAGTTTCTCGATACCAACCAACGGGGTAATATTATTAGGTTCAAACAATCTCTGCTCAATTGTATTATATGAGTGGAATGTTTGATCTTTACTATCTACTTCTGGTAGAAATCTACCAAACGACGACGATCCATTTTTAAACCTATTAAGTGTGCTATTGAATATAAGTGGTGAGGTTCTCATACAACCACCGACACCCTCCACAGAGCCATATCTAGATGGGTTCGGTACAACGTATACAGTATTACGCTCCAAGTCGCCAGGCACAATATAGCTAGTAAAGTCACTCTCCATTTTAAGAGCACCTCTTATGGAGGGCTTAAAGAATGTACCAACACTTCTCTCATCTCTAAACGAGTTGCCATTAACCGCTAACGTTGAAGGGTTATTAACATTCAGTAAGTTTCTATGTGGAAATTTAGCTGTGAACAGTTTTTCATATACATAGTCCGTATTATCTCCAGTAGAGATATAATACATATCAGTGCCTTGATAATTGGTGGGAATCTCTTTCGTAAGATTAAGGTTTAAATCTGCTCTATCACCTGTATTTTGATAATCAACAAACTCATCATCCTGTAATAGTGATAGATTTGGCTGACTATAAGTAACTAATAAACCTGGAATCTCTTCTAATCCCACACCGTTGGTGTTTATAATGTCAATGATAGCCTGGTCCTCGTCTATATAAAAGGCACTACTTATCGTATTTGTATTAGATGTGAAAAAGTCAGCTCTATCACCAGAGATAGTATCGTAGAAAGTTGAGGGCTTAGTAGGATCTAAGTCATAATAATCGTTAAATGTATCATATACTTTTTCAAAACTGATATCTATATTATTAACAACCTCTTCAGGTGTTCTATTATTGGGATTTATACCGGGCGCGACGTCATCCCCGTAAAAAATATCAAGTATCTGATCCTTGATAAACGTCACTATACCACCATCTGTACCCTTCTTCTTAATATACTCTAGGTTGCTAGTTATATTATTACGCTTCTTTTTGAAGTATATAGCTATTTCCTTAATCTTCGATGTGAAGAATGGAAGTGCAATTGACAATTGCTCATTATTGTTTAAATCAATATTATCAAAGTATCGCCGCTCTTCATTAGTAAAGAATAGTAGGTTTATCTCTGATAGAAAATTAATAAACTGTGTTTTTACATCGACGTTAATAGAAGTTAGCGAAGTATTAGTATACGCTTCCCAAGATTGTAGGTAGTTTTGATAGTTCGAAAACTCACTCTCTTTATCATTGATATCAGCATACTTTAGATAATCAAGAAAAGAAAAAGGTTCATTTAAATCTCTCTTTGCATCACCTAAGGTGTTTGTTACACTGAAGTATACGGTTGTTTCGCTTAAAGCAGGCATATAAAATATTTATTCTTGGATTACGATCCTGATATAAGACCTAGGTTAGTATATAGATTATGCGAAATAACCTTCTCCGCTATACCCCATTTATCAATATATTGATCGTATGAAGTTAGGCTGGTGAGGTATGTATTATTCGGGTTATCAAAATCGATAAATTTCTGCAGATAGGAACCTTCGACCGTATCTATAAAGTCGTAGAATTCATAATACTTATTAATATCAATACCAGTGATAGTATTAGGCATTATCAATCCCCAGCCCCAGGACCTATTATATGCTGAAAGCGGGTACGCGTTATGGCTCGTGTAGCCAATATCAGTAGCACTTAGGATATTTGTATTAACTAACTTATACTGATTACTAAATTTTTCATATGCTAGTATATTCTTTGATTCTGCTCCAGTCTCGAGCAAGGTAGTCTCTAATGGTAGTAGCTCACCTCGATTTTTACCATAAAATTCTTTACTAATATAGCCTTTTGAATCGTAATTGCCTTGGAATTGATTCTTGCTACCTAACTGTCGGCTCACACTAACAGATAGTATATCAATTAATCGCGATAAGCTAGGTGGGAATTGTTGGTTGTATTCATCTAAAGTCATTGACAGCTGACTAATGAGGGAGCCTAACGAATTCACATTCGCATAATCCGGGTCATTTATATTAGCGACATAATTACTAACTTTTTCATGAAGCTTAATACCTAGAGTCTCTGGATAACTATTACTATCGCCGACGATCTGACCTAGCAGTTCGTCCATAAAGATCGGCTCACGCTGTAATACAGGCTGCGTAGCTAAGGCCTTATAATTCTGTGTTTGGTTATTATCCTCTCCAATCTTTCTTATATCGTATATCGGTTCTGCAGGATATACGTCAAACGGTGTAGATATCCCTGAAACTGTATTGTTATCAATATCAGTGTAGGTCACCTTAATCCTCAGCCCTGTTTCAGGTACAGACGTCTGTATAATACCCTTGAGATAGCCGCCACCGTCACTAGCAGTAAGATCCCCGTAATTAGAGCGATATGTTGATTCTCCCTCTAAAACCGCTGTACCATTACTTCTTAATAATACTATATCTAAGCCACCTTCATCGACTATTATAAAATCCTCTAAGGTGTTTTGAACTTCTACTAATTCATCGACCGGGCCAGGTGTCTGCGTCTTTAATAGCAGGTCAGATCCAAACAGTTTAGGGTACCTCTTTAAAGGCGCGCCGGTATTATCAACTACCTTGGCGGTAAAGTATATATTTTGATTAACAAAATTAATTTTAGGTATATCAAATGATGATAAAGGGGTTATAAATCC